GCATCCCAATTATCAAAGTAAAGTTGCTCACCATTCTTTCCACCTTTATGGTTTACCCATACACGGATGAAATTCATGAATTGCTCTTCGCCATTAAATGCTTTACGCATACCATCTTTGCTGTACCACTCATATGTAGGTCCTTCAGTTGGGTCTGCATAGCAGAACTGTGCTGAATTATTTACATACTGAAACTTACCTGTCTTTGACTCAACAGGCTTCTTTGTGATAAAGAAAGATTCACGATATAAAAAGTCATTATCTGGATTACTTAGCCATAAATCAATACGAACACGGGTGTTACCTTCTGCATCCGTATCTACTGATTCTCTTGGAGCTTTTGGTTCCTCAAAACCGAGAACATTCTTCATCTCCTCAACAGTTGGAGCAATTGCTTTAACATATACGAAGTTCGCACCTGTCATCAATTTTACTCCTCCTGTTACCTTCTCTGCACCGTCTCTTACTCCTATTGCCATTACGCGAATGTATTATAAGTTGGTTGGTTATTATCAAACGCTGTTTCCGTTGTGTTAACTTCTTCATTTGCAGTTACACCTGGGGTTACAGAAGCGTTATCGTCTTCAGTACTTGTAGTATCATCTACAAGGTCAAACATAGGAACAACAACTTTTGTCGTCTTAACATCCTTCAACTTTGGGTGCTCAAACAAGAGTTTAACCTGCTCTTTAGGTAAGTCATAGTATTCTTGAATAGAACCTGTCTCTGGATTGTAGTTACGAGCTGTGTTAGTTCGTGTGTATCCTGCACTCATAAGAGTAATAATCTCGCTTACAGAGATTTGCTTTTTTGAATTGGAATTTTCCATTTTTTAATTAAAAAATAAAGATTAATTTATCAGTGGGACCCTCTCCCGTAGTATTCGTTGATGGTATCAACGACATTCTTAAGGTCATTATCGACCTTGAGTTCATTAAACATTCCCATTGGGGACTTAGCAGTAGTATCACCAGTATTCTGAGTTACAAAATGATTCCACAGTTTCTTGCTACCATCCTTTTCTTTGGCTTCAACATCCGCATATAATACGATTGTGAACATGCCTTCAAGGGTGATTTTATCATCGACAAGTTTACCGATGGTCTTCGCTTTCTTTTTGCGAGCACCTGTAGAATCAGTAAGTTCCTCTTCGTGAGTGAGATAGATGACTGTGAGGTCATCACGCAAATTAGTAGGAGCATTAGCAGATTCCCAAATATGTTTACCAATCTGTGTAAACTTCTCAAAACCTTTCTGCTCTGCCTTGCGCATAAACTCATTTGCAGCACAATACTGCCAATCATCTAATACTATTGTTTTAATATCAGGCATTTTATCGCTCACAAACTGCATTACCTGCAAAATAGTAGGTACATCGTCTGTGCTATACATGTTACCTGAATCAGGTCGTCCTCCTTTTGGAATACGTGTATATTCTTTCCCTTTCGGAAAAGGTAACGGTTTGCCTTGTACATTTATAATGTATGTACTCTTAGAATCAAGATTCCTCATAGAGGCACTCTTTCCTGCACCTGATGGTCCTACGACCAACACGCCAATTGCGCTCATTCTTCTTAAATTTAAATGGTTTGTACGTACTGGTAGACTTTTTCTACCTCTGTACTATCTTCTGCCCTCGGCATCTCTTTAAAGTAACTGCAAGCACCGTCAAAGAAGAGTGGAGTTCTAACATTTGACTCTCCATCACGACTTTTAAGTATCAACAGAACTCTGAAATGGTCTTGTAATACATCAACACGATAGTTATCACATTCCTCCATCTGATAACGATCAGGAGCAAACAAACCAAAAACATTATCAGCATCACGCTGTGTTTCTTTATTATTTGCAAGACCGTCTAATGAAGGTTCAAGTTTTTCATCAATTGATTGACCCTTGAATGTGTATTGTTTCTTCTCTTTGTCTGAACTCTGCTGTTGAACATTTACGATTATGTTAGCGTATTTATTTCGCAGTTCAATGCAATGTTGCGATGAGAATTTACTTATCGTTTCGTGCTTACTTAGACCTCTTTCTGTTCTTAACAAACCAATATGGTCTGTAATACAGATAACATACTCATTAGAGTCATTTGGAATGTAAGTATCGTTGACTTCTTTTTCAATACCGTCAATCGTTATGTTACGTTTTGTCCAACTACCCCTCTGTTCGTTGTATGTCTTCATTGTTTTAAAGATGCCTGTGGGATTCCATATGTCATCCACAATAGTTACATACTTCTCAAGGTCTGCAAAGTAATCTTTTGCTTCCTCAATCTTTGAAATCACACTGTCAGGTAAGTAGTAACCCACTTTACCAACAGAACGTAATTCCTTGATAGATATGCGCATATTGTGTTTGACAAACAGCCAATACGATATGATAGACATCATAAACTTTTCCTTACTCTCCTCTAAACTGAAATAGAATATCTTTAATCTGATATCCGTATCAGGATTCTCCTTGATGAACGTGTAAGGGACAATAACATACAGGAAACGCGCAAGCTTGGATTTACCAACGCCACTGTTTGCTGTACATATATCGTATGTACCTCGTTCTATACCAGGGAAGAACCTTGATGTTCGTTCAAAAGGAAAAGGAATGCAGTTTACATGCCCTAAAGCAGCTCTTTCTTGTCTCTCTTTTATCTGAGACAGAGCCGCATTAAATATGCCGTCCCCACTTGACATTCTTTTCTGGTTCATCTTCAAGTACAGCATCACAAAGAGAAGCAAGCATAGATATACTATCCTTGTAAATGAGATATTCGCTTACTTTCATAAACGTATAGTTCTCTTTCGCCTTTGCTTTGACATACATTTCGGTTGCTTTAAGTATCGTATCGTTATCATACTGCGGAAACTCAGTTTTGAATTTCCTCATCTTGCGTATGATATTAGTCATGTTGCTTCTTACGGGATGATTATTGGTCTTTACACCTTTTGGGAAAAATTCCCTGAACTGATTCGCAAGCTGTTTTATATCATCAGTAGTAGGAGGAGTAAAACTCCTATTATTTCTGAATAAAGCTTTTGTAATAGTTTTACCTCTTTCGGTTATTAAACCTGTATCATCAACGTAATCAAGACTATGAAGATAGTTAATATTACAGATATTACCAACTGTAAACTCAACATTTTCACACAAACCTTTAAGAAAGAAAACTTCGTTAGGTGTAAGTCCTTTCTCCTTCATCAACTTCACATTTACACCAATTATATCCATTAAATTGTTCTCATTAATAAGTAATTTTTAGATTATTCATCTGCATTATCATTTCAGTATCAGGAGTATAAATAATTTCATTATCTAATAGCTCCTTTATATAGCCAGCGTTTGCAGTGCCGACACCCTCTCTCATATTTATTGACTGAGCAATGCCCTCATAGTCATCAGAATCTAACATATCTGACCAAAGAACATCACTAATCATTTCTATTGTTGCCTTTTTCATAACCTGTAGAAATTAACACTTTCAGAATAGTAACCGTTACTTTCTCCGTACCATCTTATAGTAACATAACCTTTAACAGTAGCAAACTTGTAAAATGTCCAAGTAAAAGAATCTGTACAGTCATAATAATCATCACCTTGCTCTTCTTTTTCTTTGGCTTCTTTTGCCAACTGTTCTTCAGTTTTGTCATTACTTACTACTGCTTCAACCATTGTCAAAGGACTACCGATAAGATCTTCAAGATCTCCATTGATATCTTCAATGGTTACAGTTTCGCAACAATCTTGATCATGACACATCAGATATTCAGTACCATCAAGACACTTGAACAATATTGTTTCTTTAGTATCATCAACATCTATTGATAAAAGCTTCTTACCGAGCAATTCTGACACCTGTATTCTCTGATTATGTTCTAAGTATTCATTTTTGTAGTACATTTTTTATTATAGTTTTTTTATAAATTGATCAATATCTAAATGGGTAATGACATTAAACTCTTCCATAGGAATTGTCTCTATCATCTTTTTAAACCATTTCTCTTCTTGTGTGCCAATTGTAACAAAGATGAACACACTACCTTTCTTGTTTCCATTCTTACGCAATCTGCCTCTAAAATTATATACAGACTATTATTGATCAGTTGACTTCTGATCATCTGTTTTCTCAGATTTCTCTGAGGATCGGACTATATCATTATTATATTTCCATATAAATTCTCCAGCTTTGTTGCGTGTACCTCTGCAACATGCTAAAATATTATTTATAGAAAGAGTTTTTGCAGCTTCTGTAGCAGAATACCAAGTACGAATAAATTCTCCATTTAAAGTAAATTGATCAATAGCACGAGAATTAGGATGATTTTTACCTGTTCTATTTGCCATTACATTGTTTTTACCTTTTTGTCTTTTAGATAAAGCTATTTTTTGGGCTTCTGTTATATTTATTTGAGGAATTACAGGATACTTATCAAAAGCGTCTCCGTAATATCTCCAAACATAACCGTAGGCAGTTCTACGCCCATACCTACCTTTAGCAGCAGCAGTTATTTTAGAATTATTAAATCCTGTTTCTGCCTCAGCTTCAGATATACTTGCCCAAGAATTAAGTAATTTTCCTGAAATATCATATTGATATATAGGCTTTGTAATCACAACGCCTCCTCCTTCAGCTATATTATAGAATTTCTTACTGTTAACAGCGTTATATTCTTTAATATAATACTTTTCTTTTTCTAAAAGCTCTTCCATGGAACCACAATAACAAAGAATTTCTTTATTAAAAT